CCTTCATGGGCAATCTATCTGCCCTGCCTGCGGTGACTGATGGTGAGCGCGGCTATGTGACGATTGCCACCCTCTCGTCCGTGGGCGGGATTGATGCGCTGGTCAGGGTTGAAGCCGGCGATGAATTTACCGGCACCTTTGCGGCAGGAAGATGAGAGTAGGCGTCAAAGTCACGGGCGTTAAGCTAGCGACTGGGTTCACCAGTCGAACGACGCAGGCTGCAGAGGCAGCGGCGAGGAGTGTTTTTCCTGAATTGAATTCTGCGTTTCAGGCGGCCATAAATGCTCCCGTCTGGGATTGGCCACGGACCACTTATCGCGGTGGAACCTATCGCCGTGACGGCTCCCGAACTAAGGGCAAAGAAGTGGGCAGCCCTCGAAACATCGTGGACAATGGCACCTTAAGGGCCTCCAATAGCTTCACCGTAAACGGCCTGACAGCGACCTTCAAATGGTCTGTCGGTTATGCCACGGCTGTGCACTATGGCGCCAATATCCACCCATGGGGCGATAAGGACCGGCCAAAGGTAAACCTTCCCGCTAGGCCATGGACTTCGGCTGTCCTAGGTGTTGTGAAGATCTCTGACATCGAAGAGTATGACTACAACGGCGCTTTCAATAGGGCATTCATCAGAGAGTGGAATAAGATAAAATGATGAAGCACAATCTTGGTACGGCAGGTTAGAACATGTCGCTTGACCTTATCCCTTGGGAGCAGTTACCAGAAGCGGCAGAAGAATCAATCTTCACCGCAGAATGGAACGGTGGTAGCTTTACAATTCCAAAATACGGATTCTTAGAGGTTAATGAGCTGAACAAGGTCCGACAGGTAGATCCATCGAACGTGCTTTATCGTGTCACATCAAAAGCAGCAGTTGCATTAAGCAAAGCCCTGCAGAAGCGTGCCAATGAAAATGAGAATGCTTATGCCCATACAGTTATGAACCCTGCGCAGTGCTTTGGCTTTCTTAGTCGCCTTGTGGCACGTCAGATGGGCGCACCGATCACCGTGAACGAGCAAGAGCAGGCGCTGCAGATTGACTTCTGGGAAATGATCAGCCCATTCCTTGAGGAGGCAAAAGAAGCATCAGACCGGGTGCCAATCAGGGGCGCCACTGTGATTCTGCAACGCATTAGGCCAGGCTGGACGGATGAGCAAACACAAAAGCTACCACCACCATTGTTCAGTCAGATTTACAAGTTCTATCAAGATGAAGAATCGGGCGGGAAGCCAGAGGATCCAGAAGAGCAAGTGAGAGAGCTAGAGGAAACGCTGGGAAAGTTGCGGCAGGAGGTGAAATCAACTGTGACAGGCCAGATTGGCCCCGCGCCTTCTGGGAATGTCGCAGGCTCTGGCCAGGCGCAAGAGAGTTCAGTAGGGAAAACTTCGGCAAGCTCCCTGGCCCTTTCGTCCTCGCTGCCCTTGAAGCGGGCTACCAAGCGGAACGGGAAAGGCTCCATAGGGAAGAGCTAGGCATCTCTCAGCTTGCCCTATTGCAAGTTGAATCGAATCGTGATCCAAGCAAGAATCCTGAACCCTTCAGCCTCTACGACTTTACCTTCTGGGCAGATGTAGCAGAGAAGCCCAAGCCGCCGAGCGCTGCGGGTGCTGCAATGCTTGAACTGCTAGAGCGCAATTTATTGCCACCCTTTGTGATGGATGGCCCATGGCTTGCTGATCTGGAGATGCAAGGCCGAGGGCAGAAGCCGCCAGAGCGCTTGTGCTTCGCTTGTGATGATGCAATCCTTCTGGCACCTTATCGAGAAGATCGGGAGCACTGGGCAGGCTTCCTAATTGCTAAGGCCTCAGCTGCTGGCAAAACCCTTGAGTTTCATTCAGAGCAAGGTCAGGCCGTTACGCTAAGGGTTCCTGATGAAATCATATCTGGCAGGGCCTTTGCGGGTGCCAGGGCTGCTGCTGTGCTGACCATTATGAACTAAGCCGGGAAAACTGACGGTAGAAACAAATTCAACGGACCATGACTACCACTGTTGCTTACACAGCGCAGGTCTCGATTCAACACTACCTCGTGCCGATGTTCATGAATGAGATCGTGTTGGAAGATGCCCAGACCGCTGCAGCAGGCGGCACGGCCCTTACTGCGTGGCTGGATGCATCGGCAGCAATCAGCGGGAATGCCGTTGTTTCCACCGACATCAATGCCACATCAGGCCTTCTGGAATTAACAATCGGGACCACCGCTTATCCATTGGATGGAACCGGCGACCCGATCCAACTGCTGAACGTCACGGGCTCCCCCCTCAGCTCGCAGACCAACGATGAAACAGTTATCACCCATGATGCTGTCAATCGTGGCGCCACCATCACCGTTGGTGTGAGCAATACCCACAGCATTGCGTACAAGGGGATGACGGTCCACAAGTCCGTAGATCACAAGGTGCTCACGGTTCTTCAGGAGTATTCCGTTTCTCAGAACCTCGGCTTTAAGTGGCTGCGGGTTGGCCCTGGTGGAACGACTGAGAAAAAGCTCTGCTATGGCCGCCTGGCGAGCAAGTCTGAAGAGGGCGATGCCGGTGCACTGACTAAGTACGGTTTCACCATGAACGTACTGGGCGAGGTCTACACCATCTTCGATAACGCCTGATCCATCGGGTAGAGATCAAATGGCCCAGGCTAGTCCTGGGCTTTTTGCTTTACGGACATTTTCGGACACGTCCGTATCTTTTGCGAACACGTCTGTATTTAGGACACAGCAAACAAAAAAAAGACCCAGGGTGCCTTAATCCCCTGGGCCCCTTACCCGAAGTCCACCCCTGCACTGTAGCACTGTTGCCTGTCCTGATAGGGGCTACGCTACGGCTGCCTGTTCTGTTGCTGGGAGGTAGGTTGCACAGCGCTTGGCATAGTTCAGGCCTGTTTCCCTGAAGTCATAACCTGGAAGGTTGACATCATTTTCGGCCTCAGGAAAGCCAAGATCACAAGCCTTTCTTTTGTGGTCGTAGAAATGGCAGTTATGACAGAGCGCCATCCTGTATTCCCTGCGTGGAATATCTGGGAGAACCTCTTTATAGAGTGTTCCATTCCGTATTTGCCTGACGAGTTCGCGTGAGCAGCCAAGTTTTTTTCCTAGCTGTGTGTGACCTTCGGCAGAGGTAAGAATTAGCCGAACGTGTTCAACAGGTAGATCCCGCCTCATTTTGCCTCCTGCAACACTGAAACCCAGATCCGCCCAAGGCCTAGCAGGGGCAGCAGGCGCTCTTTCAAGTCCTGGTTATGAAGCCTGATACAGCCTAGGGTGCTGTGCAGTGGCTGCCGAGGCTCCCATGCACCGGGCCAGCCGCAGGCACTGCCGCCACCATGAATCATGATCCCATCCCGATACGGCTTACTGTCTGGCCCCTCCTGCCCTTCCTGCCCGATGAGGTCGAAGCTGTACCAGCCATAGGCGCGACGATCGGCAGAGAAGGTCTCTGATGGATCATCTTCATAGTCCCGGTAGACCTTGCCTACAAGGTATAGACCGGGTGGCGTGTCTTCCCCAGTGCGGGACCATTCAGCTTCTTTGCCTTGCCCACGGCAGAGACAGGGAATCTGCCAGAGCTTTTTGCCGTCATGGGTGAAGGCCGTCATCACCTCGGCTATGTCATTGGCAAGGATGTGGTGATCACCGGGCTTAAGGTCTGGCCTTTTCTTGGGGCCAACCATGCCAGCGGGCCAGACGGGCGCGGGTGGGGGTGGGGCCTGGGGTGCGGCCTCTTGTTTGCTTGTGGGCTCCGTGGTGGCGGTCTTGACAGGGACTGTGCCCTTTTTGAAAAGTTCGACCTCAGCCTTGCGGCGACGGGTCAGGCCTGCCAGCACCTTTCCGCTGGCCTTGTTCCACCGTGGCAGCTCTTCAGATACGACCGTCAGAGGATCTTCGCCGTTATCGAGCCGTTCCTTAAGGGTGGATTCCGCGAGGGCACCAGGGCCAATGCTGTAGACAAAGGAAACCAGCGCGGCTTGCTGCTGAGGGGAATAGTCGGCAGCCTGCGGGAGGATCGTGAAGAGATGATCCGCCATCTCTTTTAGATCAATGATCAGAAAGCCATCAGCCATGGCCTGGCTGATACGGGTGTTCTGTTTGATGCCAGGGCCTGTGTGACCCCACCCAATAGTCCACGGATCAGCTCCGCTGCCAGGATCGGGATAGGAGATGAGGCTACAACCTTCAAACTCGGAGACAATGAGGCGGGCATGGTTAAGCCATGCGGGGCTAGTGGTGCTCATAGGTTCCATTGGGAGATAACTTGCCAACCGTTGGCCTGAAGCCGCTCAAGCGTCCGGTCAACGATTTCAGGCTGGACATCAATAACGACGGGCTGCCCTTCCTGTCCTGCTGGCGGGGATTGAGGTTCCTCACAGATCAGGCGCACCCAACCGCAGGTCATCGTCTCAGGCCTCCCTGTGACATGACCCAGTTAGTTGCGGCCTTTTGTCCTACCCACAAGTGGAGTAGTTGTTTCGCCAGGTTTCGCAGGGTTTTCACGTCTTCAACTTCATCCAAAAGCCGGCTATGCCGCTCAATCTCAAACTGTTGCCCTACTGAGAGCTGCATTGGCTCCCAATCGGGTACGGCTGGAATGTCGCTGGGCGTCGCTGGCATGCCGTAAGGATACCTTAGTGTGGGTCTGGACAGTTAGAGTTTTCCCAGTCCCAGTACAGATCCACAATGCTGCCCACCACAAGCCTGGCTATCTTCGACCTACTGGAGGGTGACACCACTTTGATGGGCCTGATCGGTGTGCATCGCATCGGCACTAGCACCAGGCCAGCCCTGGCGCACTTCTGGCCATCGGAGGCGATTGAACCCACGGCAGTTCCTGAAGGCGTTGAGGTGGTTGTCTGGCGCTCACCTATGGGCACAGCCTCAAGGCCCGCAGAGACCGGGGAAGTTGACGTGCGGCCCACCTATCGCATCACCGTGACGCAGTGGGAGCCTGCAACCGGGACGCTGAACCATCAGGCCGTGATTGATCGAATCTTGCAACTGCTGCCAGGGGCCAATGCGGCAGACGTGACCATTGATGGGCTCACCACCGGCTTACAGCAGCACACGATCACTTGGACCTGCCCGGTGGCTGTGTTGCAACCTGCCTAGGGTGCCAGCCGTGCCCTATGAAGCCGGGTCTTTTCGTACCATGCCGCGATCTCTGGCACCCATGCCTGCAGGTGGGGCCACATCAGATCACATAGGGCGCGGATCTCCTCCTGTGCATCGAGCTTCGCCCGTAGGTCTAGGAAGTGCAGGAAGGCCCGCAGGCTGAAACTCACCACGAAATGTTGCCGGTAGTCGAAGGGCAGGATGCCGCGAGCGTGCTCCTCCGCAAACCCGGCTGCCATCAAATCCCGATAACGCTCGGCGGCAAGGTGGCAGGTGTTTAGGTCGATCGCTCGCTGCTCTGCGGTATAGGTGTACTTTTTGCCCTGACGATCTGCATAATCACCAACAGGCCGAAGGTAGAATACATCTTCAATCTCTAGCCTTCCCTCTGCAGCATCGCAGATTCGTTGTCCCGTATATCTCATGCTTTGCACATCAAAACTCACTCCTACCCTGTGAGTCCTTGCCTGCTGCATTACAGAGTGCGGAAACCAGCCTACGTTTAGAACAATATGGACGTTCTCTAGGGGGCCGAAGTGCCCACGTTCCCCAGCAAGTAGCCTCTTAACGCATATCTCACCGGCTGTCGTCTCATCGGGCCGCTCCTCATGGGCCACAAAATGCTCGCTGTAATCCTGGTGCATGGCAGCCCAGATCACCTGTTGTGGGTTGGGTGTCTGTGCGATCAGTTCAACCTTAAAGCGAGGATCCATTCAGGGGAACCGGGAAAACTGATTTTAGCGACAGGCAATAGGTGGCGGATCTTCAGGTTTCACTAGGGTTTCTGCTGGAAAACGTCGCTGACGTCGCCAAGGAACTAGAGAGAGCTGGTGGCCTAGCGGGTAGGGACTTCGGCAAGGGGCTTAACGAGGGCACCAGGAAGGCCTTTGATGATCTAGTCAGCGCGGCAGATAAGGCAGCCAAGGAAGCTGGGCTGAGGTTCAACCGTCAGAAACTGCAGTTTGAGACGGTCAAGGGTGACATTGTTCCGCCCCAGGCCTTGGCATCCATTGGCAAGACGGTCAAGGGGCTAGATGAGGCCAGGAAGGCAGTCGATGCTTTTAAGAGTGCCGTACAGGCTACGGCTCGCCAAAGCACATCAAGTTTCAACCTGCTGGAGGGTGCGGTTCAAGGCGTCGCCTTTAGCCTCGCCAATACGCTCACCAATGGGCTCGGCTCGGCCCTGGGCAGCCTTAAGGGCATGGTGTCGGGCTTCATTGAGCTAGATGGTGAGCTGCGTTTAGCTGCTGCGGCTGCGGGTGAAACTGGAGGCTATGAACGGCTGAGCGCTGTTGTAGAGAAGGTTGGCATTGACGCTGCTGGCACGGGCAAACAGGTGGCAGAGCTTGCCACCAGCCTTGTTAGAGCTGGTTTTAGTGTTAAGGAAGTCGAGGCGGCATTGCCTGGAGTTGTTCGAGGTGCTGAGGCAACAGGGACCGGCTTTCAACAGTTCGGGGATATTGTCGGCAATACACTGAGAGGCTTCGGGTTAGATGTAGAAAAGACTGCGGATGTTGTAGATATTCTGACCAACACGGCGAACAGCAGTAACGCCAGCATTGAGGGCCTGGGATATACGTTTGAATACACCGCACCGATCGCCAAGGCCCTTGGGGTGAGCCTAGAGGATGTGGCGGCAGCAACGGGCCTCATGGCCAACGCAGGCATTCAAGGCAGCGTGGCGGGCACGGGCCTAAGGGAGGCCCTGACCAAATTGCAGCAGGCGGCGGGTGGGGCATCTCCCGAGGTGCTAGGCCTCTCCCAGGGACAGGAACGATTGCAGGCCGTTATGCAAAAGCTGGGTATCTCCATCATTGATACCCAAGGCAAGCTGCTGCCATTAGATCAGGTTTTCCTCAAGCTAAAAGGCAGCCTGGAGCAACTGAGCCAAGGTGATCAGGTTCAACTTGCAAACATTCTGTTTGGTGATCAGGCGGGAAACAAGATTCTTGCCATCACTAATCAGACCACAACTGCTATCACAAAGATGTTTTCTGACATCAGGAATAGCACTGGCGCAACGGATGAAGCTCGAAATGCAATGGCAGGTTTCGGCCTTGAATTGCAGCAGCTTCAGGGCACGATAGATAGCCTTGGGAACAAGGTAGGGCAAACGTTTGCCACTGCACTTCGCCCATTGCTTGGCATTGCAAATCAGGTAGTTGGGGCAATATCTGAGCTTCCTGAGCCTGTGAAGGTGACAGCAAGCCTGCTCATTGGCATGGGTGCAGCGGCAGCAGCAGCAAGCGTTGGGATGGCTGCACTAAAGCTAACCCTGGCTCAGGTGGGTTTTGTTGCGATAAAAAATGCAGTCATGGGAGCCGCCGCCGCAATCGTTGGCCCCTTTGCGGCTTCCACTGCCGTCATCCTCGGGATAGGCGTAGCCGTTGGCCTGATGACAGGGCAGTTTAAGAATGTAGACGCTACAACTAAGCAGCTTATCGTAACGATTGGAGCACTTAGCGCGGCGTATTTAACATTTATCGGCATTGCCAGCGTTTCTAAGCTGGCTGGCATTGCGACAATCATTCAATACATTGTGGCCAGCGTGAAGGCATGGACGATTGCAACCAAAGGGCAAACGATCGCCCAGGCTGCCTTAAATACGATTCAGTATGGAATGGCTGGTGTTGTGGCAATAATCACTAGGATCATTCAGGCTTATGACGCATTCAGGAAATCTACAACCCTTCTGGCCGGTGCTCAGGCGGCTTTGGCTGTGCTAACAGGCGGCAAACTTGGTCTAGCAAAAGTTGCCCTTGCTGCAACAGCAGCCGCCGGGACCTACGCCCTATTGAACGGCATGATTCAAGAATCAGGGCAGGCAACAGAGGAGCTATCAAAGGAGCAAGAGAATCTACAGAGTGAGATTGATTCCACGAAAAAGATGATTGCCGATCAGCAGGAGATGGGCATTAGTACAGACGCAGCAGAGAAGAGGTTGGCTGAACTTGAGGCTAAGAAAGCTAGCCTATCTGAACCACTGGCGCTAAGTATTGAAATTGATCAGGCTGAGAAAAAATATGATCAGCTAAGCGAGAAAGCCAAGAAGACTGCAGAAGGTGGCGGAAAGGCAGCAGCAGAAGCACAGGCGGCAGCGGCTAAGGGCTGGGAGGAGTTCCTACGGGCTGTGCAGAGTGGTCAAGGGCTGGACAGCTTTAGTGAGCCGCTGCGGGAGGGTGGCAAGGAGCTGAGGGCATTGTCTGATCAAATCTTTGAGCTGATGAAAACACAAGTCAACCTGCCCCTTACGGCAACGGCTGAACGTGAGCAGATTGATAAGCAGATTGCTGAGCTGCAAAAGCGATTAGATGACAAGAAACTTAAGCTACGGCTAGAGCTTGAACAGAAAGACATCAAGGAGAAGATAGATGAAGTAACCAAAAAGAAATTTGATGCAGTGAGGCGAAATGCAAGTGAAGAAGAGATGAATAACCTAGACAAGGAAATGGAGCGGTTGATTCTGCTCCAGGCCAGGAATCAAAAAGAGCTGATTGGAAGCCAGGCTAAGGGCGCTGCGATCGCCAAAGATAACGTTCTGACAGAAGCCCAAAGGGCGGCAATTCTCAAAACGCAGTCTGCTGAAACCGAGGCCCGTATTGCTAAGGAAATTGCTGCAGGAACCAAAACTAAGTCACAAGCCGCAGAAGAGCTGAGACAGCAAAAGCTGATAACACTAGAGAAGGAAAAGCAACTCAAGCTAAAGGAACTTGCCGCCATTCCTGTTGCCAATCAAAATACAGGACGAGGCCTTGAGTTACGCAATGAGATTGCAACGATAGACCGTGATGTGGCTAATGTTCAAGTTGAGCAGCGCGAGGAATCGCTAGAAAATGAGATCAGCCTAATTGGTACGGCAAAGGTTGAATATGAAGCGTATCTGACTAAATTAAGGGCTGCGGGTGCAATCACCAAGAATCAGTATGACAATGAGATTTTGTACTTGCAGCGTGTTGCACTGGAGCGGGAGAAGGCAGTCAAGGAGCGGGAGCTAGGAGGGATCGGTGATCAGACATCACAAGAGGCGCTAAGGCTTCGGCAAGAGATTGCAGGAATAGATAAGAACCTATCGGACAATAAGATGGCTGTAGCACAAAACTCTTATGATAAAGCCGTAGAAGAAGTAGAGCTGCAGAGGCAGAAACTTGAATTGATCGGTCAAGAGGTTGACCTGAATAAGCAGGCTGGTGACAACCTCAAGTCTTCCTATGAAGCGGCCTTGCAATATGCGCAAGCCTTGCTTGAGTACACAAGGGCACGAAATGAGCTGATCCAATCAGAGTTTGCACTAGAAGGCGCATATAACAATCGTGCCGTGATGAATGCAGAGGCTCGACTTGCCCAAATGCAAAGAGCTGGGAGCGGGGCATCTAAGAGCGATATAGCAAGTCAAGAGGAGCGAGTAAATCGACTAAAGGAAGAGGGAAAGAGAATTGCAATTGCGGCCAAAAAAGCTGAGATTGAGGGCCTTGAGGAAGTCGAAGCGGGCGAATGGAGAGCGCTGAATCTTAAGCAGCGCATGGCTTTAATTGATCAGCAGGCGCGGATCATGGACGCTAAATATAACGTTGACAAGCAACGTCAGTTGCTAATTGAATTGCAAGTAAAGCGAAAGGATCCCAACCTTACAAGCGATCAGCGCAAGGGGCTAGATGAACAAATAAAGCTACAGCGGGGAGGAATAAAGCTCGCTGAAGAAAGAGTTAAACTTGAGGAAGATAGATATAAAATCCTTGTTGATCAAAACAGAATAGAAAGGCAAACCCTAAGCATGAATCAGCAGGCCAGGCGCAATCGAATGAATGCAGAACTAATCAACCTAGGAGGCCGCTTTGCTGGTGGCCCCGTTGATCCACGCTTTGCCTATACGGTGAACGAGCTTGGCATGGAGAGCTTCCTATCAGCCACCGGCACCATCTCATGGATCCATAAGCCGGCCTATGGCACCTGGAGCCCTCCTGCAAGAGGCATCGTGCTACCCGCTGGGCTCTCACAACAGTTGATGGAAGCCGGGGCACTGCCACCCCATCCTGGCGTGCCGCAACGCAGCAAGAGATCACTGACCCGCGTGGAGCAGGTTTCGCAGGCGGTGAGCATGAATATGAATGGGAACATGTTGCTAGCCATGCGGAAGCAGTCCCTTGAGCTTGGCAAGCTGCAAAAGTCGATTGATACTCTGGCCGGGAAAGATTGGAACGTAAACGTTCGCACGCCATCAAATGCGGGCTTGATTCGCACGCTGCAGGGGCTCTGAAGACATGGGCATTGAGATCAGCTACGACGGCGACACCTTTATTTATCCAAACCTCAGCCTGACAGCAGAGCTGCCCTTTGGTTTTGATGGCTCAGATGTGCGCCGTGGTCGCACTGCTGAAATGCTTAAGGTAACAGGCCTCCTGATGAGAGCCGATGCTGAGAGCTTGATTGATCTTTACCGTGCATGGCGTACAGATAAGCTGCCAGAGGAGGATCCTGAAAAGACCGGCCAGCAAGGTGCCGTGGTATTGGTCAGTGGAGAGGATGTAGGTTTCAACTGGACGGATAAGCCATGCTGGTTCAGTAAGGCGCCTGATATTGCATACGCTGGCATCTATGCGAAGGTTTCCGTTGAGTTGGTAGATGCTGCGCAAGCGCTAGAGATTCTGCTAGAGGAAAAGGAAGATGCCGAAGAGGATGGCATAGATCATGGCACCTTAACGCTCGGCGGTGCTGTGATCACACTAAAGACCTACCCATACACCTATACCAGTCTGCCGCAGTTAGACCGCAACCCTGCAGGGGCACATGTTATCTCAGGCGCATTATCGCTAGTGGAAGTGCAGGAGGTGGAGGGATGGGTCAGTGATACTGACCTTACCCTGCTGACGGCTTGGCTGAATACAACCATTGCAGCCACGCCAGTTGCTAATGCTTGGTTCCCTGTGAGCTGGACCAAACCTAAGGCAGAAGTGCGAAAGACAGGTTTAACGTATGACGTTCAGTTTCAACTGATTAAAATAATAGGATGACAATAGATACTAGACACAGGGTATGGTGCAACCTAGGGCCGCTAGCGGTTGAACCATCAACGTTTGCTGATTCGTACCTCCAGGGTTCTGGCGGTGGGGTGATCACCACGAAGGGCACAATCAACCTAAAGGGCGTTCACCTGCTGTCACCAGGGCAGGATGTGCACCTGGCCTATTCCGATGGTCAAAACTGGATTGCAAGGGTTACGCGTCGGCTGCGGGTGCTGAATAGTTTTGCTAACCCGTTGAAGGATGTAACAAGCGTTCTGGTGGGTTGCAAGTTTGCTTATATGCAAGATAGGAAACCACCTGTTAAGAATATCACTGAAGCAGAAGCTAATTCAGATGTGCCTGAAGTTGAAAGGAGAGCTTATGCACAGAATATAAGTGCGGCCTATGTTGCACAGAATATCCTAACTTCACTAGGGTTAACGGCTGCGTCAACCATTCCATTTACCAATAGCAAGATTGCAGATGAGTGGGACTTGTCTTCCGGCTTTGTTCAGGAGCTGGCAAGGATTGCCGAGGCCGAGTGCTACCGTTGCCGGATCAATGAAAATGAACAGGTTGAATTTATCAATCTGAACGGTAGCAGCCCTGTTGCTGGCCCATTGATTGCACACAATGATCTGATTGATTTAACGCCTCAAACCGTAGGTGAATTGCCGGCAGATACGGTGTATGCCAAATATGAATCGACGCAGCTAAAGCCACCTGATAATGACCCCAATGACCCTAATGATGATGATAAACGACAAAAGAGAGACTGGGAAAAGGATGAGAGCTTTTCTACTGAGCAATATATACACTCGTATACGGATGAAGATGGAGAAGAGAAAGAACAAAAAGGCGTAGTTAAAATAACGACCGTCAACATATCGACCTATGACCTAAGAGATCGGCTTGTAAAGCGCGAATCAACTAGGACTGACTTGATGGGAACAACGACCACCATAACTAAATTTGAATTTAAGAAAGGGGTATTAGTTGCGCCACCAGTTGACGAGAATGGTGACCCACTACCATTCACTCCACCCGATCCAAATGAAGATGTTTCAGAAGTAACCGCTGAATATACGGTGACAACCTCGCCACTGGGGCTCATTGCCAGCAGTTGCGGCTTTGATGGTTCCATTGAAGCGTTTAGGGCGCTTCCGGTAGCAGAGTCTCAAAAAACCACAGTTGAATACTTCAAGGACGAGGATACAGGGATAACAAAAACAATCACAACTAACAAGGTTCCTTTTGTATCCACCCCATTTGGCTCTGATGAGATTTCCAAGCAGGCGCAACTGCTGCCAGATCGTAGCGATATAAACTGGCTAAGCAGGGTGACTGGCATCATCAATAGTGCTTCATACCTTGTTGAATACGGCAGCGAAGTTCGCATCAGAACAGAAAGAGAATATGGCCTGCAGAAACGCCCAGGGCAGCAGGCAAGGAACAAGGCAGAAGACCAAAAGACGCCAAGCGTAGAACAGCAAGGCGAGTTAGTCTGGGCTGTAGGCTCTGCGACTTCTCAAACCGCATTAGAACTTAGCCCACCGTATGTGTCCGACGATAGGATCATCAAACTAGGCCCTGGACTCTATACCGTACAAAAATCAGATGCTGCACAGAAGGCATTAAATTATGCACGCACAGAGAATAGACTGCTGCTAGCGAACCGCTCTGGCGCTGGCCTGCAGCTCCTGCCGATTGATACACCACCCAAACCATTTGACCTGTTCTATGTGCGGCTGAACGGTTGCACGGCAGCGTATAGGGTCAACGGCACAACATGGACAATCAACCCCACAGGCTTTGTCTGCACTGTTGATGGTCTCTTCTGGGGTGCAATAGATGGCACCGTGGCTAACGCTTGGTTCCCACTGCCGCCAGGAGCCACGGTGCTACCTGCTACAGCAGCCGTGACGACCAACGCTAGTCCGATGCCTGCCAATGCTATTGCGATCCCAACAGGATTCGATCCCTTGAATCCTGACCTAACTAGCTTGTTTGCTTCTCTTCCTACAGGGACGGCGCCTGTTTATCAAAAGATCATCAATCCTGCTGTTATCATTCCTCCATACCATGAAACTGTAGAGCTTACAGCAGGGATACAAGTTGGGGCTGGATTTGATATTCAAGAATGGATTCCAACGGCCCTGGACCTTGAGGCTGGGTTGAAAGTTGGTGCTTCGGTGGAAGCCTATAACCTTGTGCTGGCACCAACCAAGGAAATCAGCATCACTGCTAATGCACCTAGCGTGCTGAATGGCAGGGCTGTTGCAGTGCCTTCTGCCGTCGTAACCGTGGCGCCTGAGTTGCCAACAGTTGATAAGTTTACGACTGTTAATGTGCCCGCGACTGTTGTTTATGTTGCTGGAAACATACCTGAAAAAGTGGGTGATATTTCCTTGATTATTGATGTTCCCACCTCTATTGTGCAGGTTGCAGCGATTGCACCTGATAAGGCAGGTGATGCCTCGCTGATTGTTGCCGTACCAGTGGCCACAATTCAGGTGGCTGCCGTGGCACCTGATCGGGCCGGAGAGGATGCCACTAAGGTGCTGGTGCCTGCTGCGGTGGTAGATGTTGCTGCTATTGCGCCGCAGGTTGTAGCCCAAGCACTCACGATCAACGTGCCAACAGCAGAAACTATCCTGTTGACAGGGCAAGTACCACAAGTTAATCCTGGTGATCCATTCATGGCAAACGTATCCTTGCTGCTGCCATTGGACGGCGCAGATAACTCCACAACATTTACGGATGCAAGTAGTAACAATTTTGCGATGACACGTTTCGGCAATGCCGTGATCTCAACAACAGATCCCAAGTACGGGACAGGATCTCTGTTACTTGCAAACGCTGGAGATTACATCTCTACTCCTGCAGACAGTGCATTCGCTTTTGGTACTGGTGATTTCACAGTTGAATGCCATTGCTTGTTTACCTCTGCAAGCAATAACGGCTTGTTTACCTTTGGTCAGTTAGCGCTCTCTGTGTTTAGTGGGTACTGGTGGCTAAGCACCACCGGTTCCGGTGGCACGCCAATGGGGCCACACATGGCGGCTAACACATGGGCGTTTGTTCGGGTTACTCGCACGGGATCTTCCTTAAGGTTGTTTGTTGATGACGCACAGGTTGGAAGCACTCTCACAAATACAACCAACCTAACTGGCAACGTATGCTCGGTCGGGATGTACTTCTCAGCGGCCTACACATGGCTTGGGAAGATTGATAACTTCCGCGTTACCAAGGGAGTAGCACGCACTGATGCTCCACCAACCGGGCCGTTCCCAACTTCAACGGGGGCATCCCTCTACCTATCGTTTGATGGCACAGTTGGAAGCAACACAGCACCTGTAGATCTATCTGGCAATAACTTAGCAGTTACAATCCAAGGAACTCAAACACGTTATGTTGTTAGCAATACTCAAGCAAAATATGCTGAAGCTGGCTTCTTTGATTACTTATCTTCGCTTACAAGCAATAATGTTAGGCTGCAAATTGCAGGAACCAACCTGCTTAGCTTCCCTGGTGATTTTGAATTACAACTCTGGTTCTGGATGACAAGCAAGACAAATGTAAGCTTTGCAACCCTATTGGAGTTAGGGCAGTACACCAATGGCATCATGATTCGACATGGAGGCAACCCTGGTGTTTACATAAATTCCACTACAGCATTAGCCGTCACGGCAATTCAGAGTCTAGCGTTATCGACTTGGCATCATATAGCCGTATGCCGAATTGGAACCACCGCCAAGGTTTATATCAATGGCGTTGAATCTGCTTCTGCGACAGTTTCCGGGACAATAAATTCCACAAGCGCTCAAACTTTCATTGGTGATTCTACTCACTCTCCAAATCGCTTCTTCAGTGGCTACATAGATGACCTAAGGATATTAAAAGGAAAATGCACGATCACAGGTAACTTTACGCCAACAGGGCCCCTTGGCTAATGAACCGGGAAAACTAAACATGAACAGCCTCACTATGAATGGCAGTAACCGTAAGCCTTTACAACCACACCGTTTCTAGGTTTGCATCAGGCGCAAACTCCGTTTCTGACACCTATAAGCTAAAACTCCTCACCGCTGCAACGTTCGACGCAACCCACACCACCCTGGCGGCAACAGGTGGAACGGAGGTTGCAAACGGGAGTGGTTACACCACGGGCGGCGCTTCACTGACCAATGTTGCCGTGACGACGGTAACGACCAATGATGCAATGTTTGACGCGGATGACGTGACCTGGAATGCTTCGGGTGGGGCGATCACTTCCAGCTTTGGCATCCTCTACAACGACACAGATACCAACGACCCGCCCGTACTCTTCATCAACTTCGACGGCAGCCAAACCGCTGCTGATGGCACACCTTTCAAGGTTGTCTGGAATGCAAATGGCATCCTTTCTTTCACTACCACCTAACCATCGAACCCTAAAGAAAGGAGCCCTGATCCATGGCCGCATTTCAATGGTCCAGCGCAGAATTAGCCAGGGTATATGCTGCAGCTTATCTAGGCCGTAACGCCAGGCTATGCCTTGCTAATGCAACCACTGGCCTAACCCTAAATTCAACTACAGCCCAGTGGGACGCTGCGGAGATCACTGCCCAAGCTGCTAATGGTTACGCTCGTTATACCTTCACCTTAGCCGCAGGTAGTTACGATTCTGCAACCCAAAGATTTCAAACGCCAATCGTTACCGCATCATTCCAAGCCAATACAACAGGAACAGGATTAAATTATGATTCTGTTTATCTTGTGCTGGGCAATGGCACGACCTGGGATACAAACATTGCAGGGCTCTGGACTGAAGCGCCTAACATTGTTCTAGCACCAGCGCAACCCAGGGCATATAAC